AGTCGCGGACATACGCGTATCCACCTGGTATACGCAGACAGCATAAGGAGAACCAATAATGCCAACAACAGTCATTACGGGTCGCGACCTCGTTCTAACCATCGCAACAGTAAACTACGATGCTCAGACAACTAGCGTGACTCTCGTGAACAGCCCAACAATCGACGTCTACCAGACTCTCGATGGCAAGGCTTACAAGCACACAGACGATCAATGGACTCTTAACATCGAGTTACTTGCTGACTGGGGTGCAACATCATCACTATTCGAAGCAATGTGGGGCGCAGCTGATGCAAACCCAAACACAACTCTTGCGGTATCACTAACGGCCGTAACAGGCGCAGTATTTACTTGCAACGTTTTGCCAGTATTTCCAACAATCGGTGGAGGCGCTCCAGGCGCTCAAACTGATACTTGGGCTCTGACAGTCGTTGGAACACCAGCAGACACATTCAGTTAATATCTAACAACGGGAGCATAGATGAAACTACCAATCACAATTACATATAACGCTGGCGACTCTGCTACTTATGTGGCACAACCGCCGGAGTGGGCGAAGTGGGAGAAGGCAACTGGCAACACGATTTCTCAGGCTAATGACAAGATTGGCATTTGGGATCTTATGTTTCTGGCTTATAACGCTTATAAGCGAGAGAACGCTGGAAAGCCTGTTAAGTCTTACGATGTTTGGTCAGAGACCGTTGCTGATGTAACAGTCGGAGACGATAGCCCAAAAGCCACCAACCAGGAAGCATAAGGCGGATCCTCGTCAATCTAGCAATAGAGACGGGGATACCGATGCAATACTGGGAGGATGCAGACGACATATTAACGGCGATAGATATTTTGAAGGAGCGATCGGATGGCAGATGAAGTCAAGATCGCTTATGACAAATCAGATCTACGCGGTATTACCAGGGCTTTCAAGGCGATGGACGATCAAGCCATCGAAGCTGCTAAAAAGGAAAGTTCTAATCTTGCTGAGTATGCTGCTGGACAGATTAAGATCGCAGCAGCGACTCGCACGGTTTCAGGTACTGCTGCTCGCCGTATTGCTGACGGAGTTAAGGTAAGCAAGACATCTAAAATCGGTGAGTTCAGTTATGGATTTGCCCGTCAGAAGTTTAGCGGTGGCGGTTCAACTTTAGATTTACTTTATGGTATGGAGTTTGGATCTAATCGCTTTAAGCAGTTTCCAAAGCGTACGCCAAACAAGGGCAGAGGTAACTCAGGTTACTTTATTTACCCAACCCTGCGACAGATCCAGCCGGATCTAGTTCGTAAGTGGGAGGAAGCATTTAGCAACATTTTGAAGGAGTGGGATTAATGGCAGGCAATAGAACCCTTAAACTTTCGATCCTTGCTGATGTCGATGATCTCAATAAGAAATTAAAAGCTGCTAATGGCGACGTCGAGGAATCGGCTGGCAAGTTAGAAAAGTTTGGCAAGGTCGCAGGTGCCGCTTTTGCTGCTGCTGCAACCGCAGCTGCTGCCTATGCAATCAAGATTGGCGTTGATGGTGTTAAGGCTGCAATCGCTGATGAACAATCACAGTTAAGACTTGCTGAATCATTAGAAAAGGCAACTGGTGCTACCAAGGCACAAATTGCAGCTACTGAGGATTCCATTGACAAGATGGCTCGGGCTACAGGCGTGGCAGACGATAAGTTACGTCCAGCGCTTGCTCGTTTGGCTTTATCAACTGGTGACGTTTCAAAGGCTCAGGATTTACTTGCTCTTGCTCTTGATATTTCAACCCAGACAGGCAAGCCACTCGAAGGCGTTGCCAATGCTCTAGGTAAGGCTTATGACGGTAACACAGCAGCTCTTGGCAAGTTAGGCATTGGCTTATCATCTGCTGAATTAAAAGCGATGTCATTTACTCAGGTACAGACTCGCCTTAGCGATCTCTTTGGCGGAGCTGCTGCTGCAAATGCTCAGACTTTCCAAGGACGCATGGATCGACTAAAGGTTGCTTTTGATGAAGGCGTTGAAACAATCGGTACTAAGTTACTGCCAATCATTGAAGCCCTTATCAAGATTATTATTGAAAAGGTCGTACCGGGGTTTGAAAGGTTTGCAAAACTCTTTGATCCAATTAAAAGAGCCATTGATGATAATAAAGAATCTTTTCAAGCATTAGGTAATTTTATCGTAGATTATTTGGTTCCAGTATTTACGGTTACATTAGGCGGAGCAATCTCCTTTGTCGCCAAAATTGCAGCTGGAGTCGTCAATGTGGTTGGTGGCGTTATTAATGTGATTCGCAGTTTAGTATCTGGTGCCATTGATGGAATCAACGCTTTAATTAGGGCTTATAATGCAATTCCAATTCTGCCTAATATTCCAACAGTTTCTAAGCCAACATTTACTGAACCATCAATTACGACAACAAAAATAACTACTCCAACATTTACTGCGCCTACTATTTCAGCGCCAACAGGCACTACAGGTTCTACTGGTGGATCAACAAGTTCAACAAGTTCCGTATCCTCGGCTGCGACTAGTGCTGCAGCTGCATCAGTAGCGATTGGATCATTTAGCGCTGGGTCATTTAGACAGGCTGAGGCTCGCACCTCGGGCGATACTTACAACATCAACGTAACAGGAGCCTTTGACAAGGAAGGCGTAGCCCGTCAGATCGTTGAAATTATTAATGACTCGACGGCTCGCGGTGGTGGCGGTGGAGTTGGAGCGTTCCAGATCGCATGAGCCAATACACTCCTGAATGGCAAGTAACCATCAATGGCGGTGGGGATTACACCAATCTAACTTTAAGTAATCTCACAATTACCTCTGGTCGCCAAGATATCTATTCTCAGGCTTATGCTGGCTATTGCTCAGTTGAGATCATCAATCTAGATCTATCACCTATTGTCATCGACATCAATGACCAGATCATCATCAAGGTCAAAGACTCAACCGGAACCTTTATAAATCTATTTGGTGGGTATGTCACAGACATCGATTTAGAGGTCACCCAAGCCTCCTCTACGGCTATTTCAGAGCGTATGAAGGTAGTTGCCTTAGGTGCATTGTCAAAACTGCCTAAAACCCTTACAGAGGGCGTTTTAAGCAAGGATTTTGACGGCGATCAAATCTATGAAGTATTAAGCGATGCTTTGTTTAATACTTGGAATGAAGTACCAGCAGCGACTACTTGGGCAGGATACACGCCTACGACAACGTGGGCTGATGCCGAAAACTCAGGCATAGGAACAATCGACCGACCAGGCGATTATGAACTAGCAGCTCGATCGGCTGACATTATTGACATTTATAGTCTAGTTGCAGCGTTGGCTACTTCAGGGCTTGGATACCTTTATGAAGATGCAGAAGGTCGCATTGGTTATGCTGATAGTTCCAGACGTAGAGATTATCTCGCTTCAAACGGTTACGTCGATTTAACTGGCAATCATGCTCTAGCCCGCGGTATTCGAACTCAAAAACGTTCAGGAGATGTCCGCAATAACGTCACAATTAGTTATAAGGCAAACGCTACTCAAACCGCATCAGATGCTGAATCTATCGGCATTTATGGGCAACAGGCTTATCAAATCAATACTTCTTTAGAAAACGGTTCTGACGCTTTAGATCAGGCTGAGTTTTATCTGGCTTTACGAGCCTTTCCAGAAGCTCAATTTAAGTCAATTACTTTCCCAATCAGTAGCCCAGAGATCGACGACACCGATCGCGATGCTTTGCTAAATGTTTTTATGGGTATGCCAGTTAATATTACTGACTTACCTTCAAATATCACTAACGGTCAATTCCAGGGCTTTGTCGAAGGCTGGACTTTCAGCGCTGGATATAACGCTTTGTACTTGACCTTGACCGTATCTCCAACTGCTTACAGCATCCAATCTACTCGTTGGAATGGAGTCTCAGCAGCCGAGACATGGAACACATTAAGCCCAACCCTAGAATGGATTGACGCTACAATAGTAGCCTGATAAAGGAGAAATATGGCAACCACAACTAACTTCGGATGGGAAACCCCAGACGATACCGACCTCGTAAAGGACGGCGCAGCTGCTATTCGTACCGCTTTGGGCGGTGTCGATACGTCCTTTGTCGATCTTAAAGGCGGAACATCAGGTCAAATCCTAAGTAAGGCATCAAATACGGATCTTGATTTTACTTGGATTACAAACGATGTTGGAGACATAACTGCAGTAACTGCCGGAACAGGTATTACAGGCGGTGGAACATCTGGCGCAGTAACTATCACCAATGACATGGCAACAACCATTACGACTAATGGTGATTTAATTTATGGAACAGGATCAGGTACTTACACTCGAAGGGGTATTGGCACGACTGGTCAGGTGCTTACTGTTACTGGTGGAGTTCCAACATGGGAAACTCCTGCAGCAGGTTCAACTTTGGTTGGTTGCGCTGTTTATAAAGTAACTACTGCTCAAAGCATTTCGAATGACACAGACACAGATATTACTTTTAATGCTGAGGATTTCGATACAAACGGATTTCACGACAATTCAACAAATAACGCTCGAATCACAATTCCATCAGGTAAAGCCGGTAAATACATTTTGCAGACTTCCATTACTTTTGCATCAAACTCAAGTGGAACTCGAAACGTCGCTTTTAGAAAAAATGGCACGACAGTTTTAGGAAGTATGCTAATGCCAGCACTTAGTGGTTTTGCTCAAAGAGTGCAACATTTCTACATTGCAGATTTAAGCGTTGGCGATTATGTTACTGTTGAAGTTAATCAAAACTCAGGTGGTAGCCTGAATGTTTTAGCAGATCAAGTTTATACACGTTTCGCTGCAATTTACTTAGGAGCATAATTATGGCTATTTTCACCAAACCTGAAAATCTCAACGGAGCAGAGTTAAAGCAAGAATTAGCTGCTATTGGAATTGTTGTTGAGTCAATTAAAGACAATCTTGACGGAACAATTAGTTTTAATACAGACAATGAAAAATTGGCTAAGCCTATAGTTGATGCTCATAATGGAACAGTCATTCCAACTGAACCTACAATTACCGAAAAATTGGCAAGCGTTGGACTTTCGATTGATGATCTAAAGGTTGCGCTTGGACTGTGAAACCAAGATTATCTAAATCAGTTGTTCAGTTAAGAGAGCAGGCAGACGATGCTTATCCTGACAGAAAGCGTGACTCTGACGGGACGATCGGGGATGCCAAGCACTCAAGCCGAAAGAGCGATCATAACCCTGACCCTGATTCAGGGTTTGTCCGCGCTCTCGATCTCGATGCTGATTTCGACAAACAAGCCTCTACAGCTGCTTACGTTGCGGACCAAATACGAATTGCAGCCAAGTCAGATAAACGCATTGCTTATGTCATCTTTAATCACAAGATTGCAAGCGCTCGAAGCCTCTGGCGTTGGCGCAAGTACACGGGAGTTAATCCACACACGAAACACATCCATGTCAGTTTTACAAAGGCTGGCGACACGGATTCGAAGTTTTTTAACATCCCGTTACTAGGAGGAACTAATGACACAAGACCTGAAAAAGATGTTAGCAAGTTGGGGCAGAGCGTTTCTAACAGCTGCTCTTGCACTTGTCGCTGCAGGGGAAACTGACCCTAAAAACATCGCTTACGCTGGTGCGTTAGCAACCATTCCACCGATTCTGCGCTGGTTGAATCCTAAGGATGAAGGCTATGGGCTGCGGTGACGGCGAATGATTGGGCGGGACTCGTTCTCGCTATTGCCTCGACGCTTGCTATTGTTATTGGCGGTTTGCGTTATTTGGTTCGCGGTTGGTTGTGGACTCTTACGCCGAATGGTGGATCATCTCTCGCAGACAGATTGGCAAGAATAGAGACACGCCAAGAGCAGATTATGGAATTGCTACAAAAGTAAGGGACACTTATCCACATGGCAAGAAAACCAACTAAGGCGCTAGAGGATCAAGGCTACTCAAAACTCGATGCTTATTGCATCGGGCTTCACGAGTATTACAAATCTTTACGCAAGGCTGGTTTTGACGAGGGTTTAGCGTTGTTTATGATTACTGACGTTCAATCGTATCCTGGATGGATTCTGCCAGACCCAATCGATCCCGAGAAGTTTGGGGATTACGAGGACGACGACGAGGACTAATGACCGTAAAGCGAATTGCTTGGATCTCAGATATTCAGGCTCCGTTCTTTCATGAAGCAGCAGTCAAAAATCTAGGCAAGTTTTTACGGGCTTACAAGCCACCATTCTTTCATGAAGCAGCAGTCAAGAATCTAGGCAAGTTTTTACGGGCTTACAAGCCTCACCAAACCATTTGTATCGGCGATGAAATCGACCTCCCACAACTTGGAGGCTTTGCTCAACCTTGGCAAGAAGTCGAAGGCAACATCGATGAGGATCGCAAACTAACCTTAGAGATTCTCGAATATCTTGGCGTTACTGACGTCGTTGGCTCCAATCATGGAGCGCGTGTTTACAAGTCTTTGTCTCGCAGATTACCGGCATTTATGAACCTGCCAGAGCTGCGATATGACAAGTTTATGGGATACGACAAGGCAGGTATTAAATACCATCCAAACGGCTTTGACTTCGCACCAGGTTGGCATACTTGCCACGGAGATGCTTTTCCACTATCAAATAAGCCTGGACAAACAGCCCTAAACGGTGCTATGCGCATGGGTAAATCAGTCGTATCAGGACACACTCACAGACTTGGATTATCAGCACACTCAGAAGCCTCTGGAGGGCGCTATGGGCGCATCGTCTGGGGGGTTGA